AGCATCGGGGAGACATGACTAAGATGGTCTACGCACGCAGATATATACCATCAAATTATAAGTCCTCGTTCTCGACTATATAACATAAATTTGAAATCCATACGTTCAAATATATAATCTATACACATATATATGAAAGCTATTATTATTGACCCCGGGGGTATCTATATATAGAACTTATAGTGGGGGTATGCGTATATAGCTATATAACTAACAATGTATATATATATGACTCCAGACAAACATAGGCGACAAAAGTACAATAGAAAATATAGGTATGATATGACTGAAGATGAGTTTGATTATAATATACTTAAACAAGGGTTTAAATGCCCTATATGCGGTTCAGAGCTAACATATGGTAACTCCAGTGTAGATCATGACCATGAAGAAAATTTTAATAGGGGTATTCTTTGCACAAGTTGTAATACTGGTATAGGGAAATTAAAGGATGATCCTGAAGTTGTTAAAAAAGCAACAGATTATCTAACTTATTGGAAATATTAGCGTACAAATGTAACTTTATGTTATAAATTAGGTATAACAATATGTGTAAAAATATTAAAAGGGAACCCTATTCAATGTGGGATGCTGTAATAAGGACTGGGATGGTAATAATCCTTATGATATTAATAAATGAACTACTAATAGATTATAGAAATGAGCAACAAAAAGGAAAACTTAGACAAGACACAACAGTCACAGATACAACAGAGCAAAGAGATTCCATCAGACAAAGAGGTAATTCAATCGATGAAAATTCCTTTTACCCCTACGGACAATAAAGCTCTAGTAAAACCGATGGAACCAGTATACATCAAGAAAGAACTTACTGAATTTGATGAACAGAAGAATAAAGGTAAGAAGAAAGGCCCTAATGGGGATGTGATGGATACTAAAACAGTTAATAAAGATGTAAAGGCTAATGTACGCAGGGGTGTTATCCTTGCTATGCCTGAACAACATAATATGTCTTTTGATGTGGGGGACACTATTGTGTATTGGGATAAATCTTCACTGCCTACATTTGAACTGTATAGGGATGCAGTTATTTTAAATCATTATGAGATCCTTGGTAAATGGGATAATAATAAACAACGTGATAATGACATCTATGGCAGAACGTATCCAGAAGAGGATAAGTAGAGATAAGTCAGTCCAAGAGACTGTAAAGAATACACCTAATGATTATGAGCTTGGTGAACAAGTTAGGCAGTTATTTAAAGATGATATATCAGATGATAGGGATCAACTTAGTATAAATTTCAATAAAAATATAACTGATAATGAAACCTTGCTCAATAAAAAGAAGTATAACAGGACAACAAATTATTAGACACCTAGTATAAAGCTAGATCACCCCCGAGGGCCAAATGGTAGTTAGGGGGTCAGAAGTTGGGTTATAGTTACTGAAAAAGGGTTCATAGTAAGCTTAGCAAACCAGGAACCCCGCAAAACACCGAAGATAGAATACTGTTAGGCTAAGTAACGAATTGTCCCCGATAGTGTCGAAAACACCTTAAGTATAAGCTTGTGCCTCAACCTGTCCACAGCAGGACTAACTAGGGAGAATGGGATGTTGAGGAGGTGTAACCGCAAGGTGACGAACTGGGCAAGTGAAAACTTAAGGTAAATCAAAAATTCATAGGGGGAACTTATATCTAATCAGTAAATATGAAATATAATAAAAATCCATATGATCTCAACAAAGTTGGGGATTATACAGGTAAAAGGAAAATTTCTAAAGATGTTGGTTCAATCTTAAACTTACGGTCTAGGGCTGATAAAGCTCATCGTGAGCGTGTAACTAAACTTATACTTAAACAGATAAAGTCTTATTAAGTTATGCCTAAAGGTACAAAGGTTAGTCGGTGTGTTCAAAACTTAATGAAGCAAGGTAAATCTAAATCATCTGCTATTGCTATATGTCAAGATAGTACCGATCAATCTTATCAAACAGGGAAGAAATTAAAGAAAGGTGGTCGTGTAACTCGTAGACCAAAACGTCGTATAAGTAAATAAAGAATTAAAAAAGCTAAACCAAAATCAAACGCTAAGGAGGTTAATGTTCAATAGTGAAACGGAAACTTAAGGCCAATAAGCGTTAAACACGGAGTTTAGGTTTGTTTAACAGTCCCCAGTCATATAGGCTGGGGATTTTTTTATTATAAAAAGCATATAACTTTTGAAACAATCATGCGTATATTGAGTATAAGTATTAAATTAAAAATTAAACTAGATGGACAATACACAAACATTTAGGCTAGAATGTCTACGAGAAGCTATTAAACTTGCTTTAAATAGCAGTGAAATGAAATCAGCACCAGAAATTCTTAAAGATGCTAGGAAATTTGCTAAATTTGTAACACAATAAATAGGTAATTATGCGCAAAATTATAATTAAGAGTGCAAATGGTATGATCGAAGACAACGATTTTGTTGTTGCAGATTACTATGAAGATGAATACAAAGTTCCCACACCTCAAAATGATTGGGAGAATGATGCAATTCGTGAGAAAATTGCTGAAAAATATAATGATAAACCTAAGAAGTTACGGAATAATGTAGTTAATAAGAATTATCGTGTGTCAAAGAATATCCTTAATCTGGATAACTTTGGTAGATTTAACAACAAAGTAGTTTATGAATATAAAGAAGCTACTGAATTTAAAATGTATGAAGATGGTACTTATACGTATGACAAAGTAACTTCAGAGGACAATGGGGAATAGTAAGGATTATACCAGCAAGTTTGTCTCGAAATCAACACGGGACAAGCTTTCAAAGCTGGAAAGGCTTAAGAAAGAGGCTTACAAGTTAGAAGGAGCCGGTTATGATGCCCATAATATTAAAGAACAAATTAGGCGAGTTATTAATAGTATAAACGACGATTTTAAAGATGAAACACGTAAATAAGGTAAAAGTAATTAAGGAGTTTCCTGGGTTTAGGGAAGGTACTATTTTGTATTTAGATACAGAAAATGGTTTATTTAAAGAAGTTAATGAAGAATCATTTGGTGATTTAGAAGGATTGCTGTTAGAGAATAAACCAGCTTTATCTAAGCAACAAGTACTTAATTATCTGGGTACTTACTTTGAGGACGCAAGTGAGTATGAAGCTAAATCTGAGGAAGAAATTAAACGTCGTATCCAAGCTCTTAAAGATTATATTAAGACATATAAAGAAGATGGTAGATATGATGAAGCTGTAACTGTATGGCAAAATATGATCTGGGAGCTAGAATGGGTACTCGGTAAAAGGTCTATTTAATATGGAAAAGACTGAAAAAATAATTGAGGAGCTTAAAGTATCTATAGAGTCATTAGATAATGCTATTGACGAGTATTCAAAGAATATTATGGGTTATGAGGAAACAACCCCATTTGATACTATATATGAAGAATATGTTAGCTTCTTAACTAATTTAAAAGCTAGGTTAGAGTTAGCTTTAGAAATAGCAAATAGCTAAAAATGAAAGCATTTAAAAAGTCAATATCAAAGGACAGACTGTTTACAGAGTTCGTTAAAATATTAAACGGGCTCTTACAGTTATCAGGTAAAGAGTGTGAAGTATTTGCTTTGTTACTTAAGCTTAATCAAGAAAATGAATATATTAGAGATATACTTAGTACTGAGAATAGGCGGTATATTATGAATGAGATGAATCTTAAGAAAAGTAATTTAAGCAAGTATTTAGCAAATTTAAAGAATAAGGGGATAATATTATATGATGAGAATGGTTATTATATAAATACTTTGTTTATCCCTGACAGCTCTGGTGGTATATCAGAGACAGTATTTATTTTAGATATGCAATAAAAATATATTAAGATGAAAAAGATTTGGAAATTTATTAAGAAAGTATTTGGATATGGTGAACTTAAAGAAAATCATTTATTGAAAGAAGGGTTCACTAAAATGTCAAAAAAAGGACCTGTGTTGTATTATTACAAAGGTGATTATACATTAAAATGGAATACAGGAGAAAGATATAAGACTATAAGTATTAGGCTGGGGAATAACATGAGATTTTTCAGTGGAATGATGGAAACACCACACGATTTAAAATTTGCACTAAACAAAGTAATGATATGAAACGAATCTATATAGCAGGTAAGTTGGCCGATTATGCACCTAAATACAACATGAATAGGAAGAGAATGATGCAAACTGCAATTGAGGTATATCAAGCTGGTTTCTCAGTGTATGTACCTGCAATGGTAGAACAGCTTGCATTGATGGATGAAGAAGATTGGGATTATGATGATTATTTCAACAATAGTCAACCTTGGTTAGAAGTATCAGATGCTGTATTTTTGACACCTGGTTGGGAGACTTCTGAAGGTACTAAGAAGGAAATTAAACGAGCTAAAGAACTTGGTATTCCTGTATTTGATTGTATTGATTGTATGATTGAGTACTTCTCTCCTAAATCAGAATATAATATTAATCCCTCACCTACTGTAGTTAATACTCCTGATATAAAGTTTTATACTACAAATGATACCAATACTATTAATTGGAATGAGTTTAATGAAGAGAATATGTATGGTATTATCTCTTCTAATAATGTAAAAGCTACTAATGAAAATGAATAAAGCTAAAAAATATGATCAGGCAAAGCCTAAATACCATGTAGTGCCTACATATGCTTTAGAAGAGGTTATGAAAGCTTTTACATATGGTGCTGATAAATATGGGGCTTTTAACTACAGCGGTGGAATGGAATATAGTAGATATATTAATGCAGCTATACGACATATAAATGATTTCTTACAAGGTGAGAATATTGATGAATCAGGTAATACACACTTATCACATGCAGTAGCTTCTCTTATGATGCTTATGGATAATATGGCTATAGGAGCTGGTACTGATGATAGAAATCCAAAGTATTTGGAATATGAAGCAAAATAAAATTTATAATGGATTTAACAGAATATAAATACGGAACTATAAAATACTATTCTAGTATTCCCAACAGAAATCTTTACAGTGTAACTGGGTACTATAAAGTACTAAAAGATGTTATGGGTGGTAATTACGGTACAAATAAAATATACCATGTTATATTAGGGGGAGGAATAGAGCTAAAGATTATTTTACATGGTGATAATTCAGCAAATGTTGAAAATATAGATAATATTAATGAAACAAAAGAAAATTAGGAAACAATTAGCTAAAAAATACAATAGGGATGTTAGGGTGATCGAAGCTATCACTAAGCATCCCTTTAAGTTTTTATCTGATGTAATGGAGGACAAAAGTGATGATAATCCAGTTAGGGTTATGTATCTAGGTGTATTCTCTCAAAAAATTAAAATGAATAAGAGAAGATATTATTCTAAAACATTAGCTAAAAAAATATTACAGAATTAGGTTATAACACAAGTATAACTAAATTTGTAACTTTGATTATAGGAAAATCGTTTATAAGAATTATATAACTATGTGCTTTAAAAGGAAAAAATATATGGAAACTCATAAAATAAATGAGATAGTAACTAAAAAGTTACGTGGTAAATTATCAAGAGTTAATCAGGTTCATATGCCAGATCCAGAGTATTATGCTCCTACTAAACAAGAAGTAATAAATATACTAAAAGAAACTAAAGTAGATAGGCGTATTTACAAAACTAAAAAATATGATTGTGATGACTTTGCTTTTACATTAAAACAAAAGTTTATTAATAAAGCTTATGATGAGTCTGGTAGACGTAGGCCTTATGCTTTTGGTATGATTTGGGGTAAACTTAAAGTAGGTGATGATTGGGGAGCACATGCTATAAATTGGTTTATTGATAATAAAAATCGACTATGGCTTGTTGAACCTCAAACAGATGAAATATTTAAACCCAGTGATAGTGAAATACAAGAAGCATGGTTTCTTTATATGTAATTAAGTATGGAATTATTTGATATAGAAAATAATAGACTAAAATTAAGTCCAACTAATTTGTATATTCCTCCTTTTAGGAGTATCTGGGAGAGAGATAAAACTAAAGGGAAAGAGAAGGCTAATGCTGAATTAGCATATGTTACTTTTCTATGTAATATGTCTAGGCAAAATCCTTATAATGGGTATAGTGATATCATTAAAGAAAGTAAAATAAAAAAGGATTTGTTTGGTGATAAAAACTGGGAACCTGATGATTTAGTTAAAGAAGCAATAAATAAGTACAAAGAAATGCAGGAAACAACTAATTCAAGGTTGCTTAAATCTGCAAAGAATGGTGCTCAGAAATTAGCTGATTACTTTGATAAAGTTGATTTTAACTTAATGGATAATTATGGTAGACCAGTTTATTCTGCTAAAGAATATTCAGCCAACTTGAAAGAAGTTGGTAATATTGTTAAATCTCTCTCACAGCTTGAAAAACAAGTAGAGAAAGAACAAATTGAAGCCAGTGAAGCTAGAGGAGGAACAGAAATAGGAATGTACGAAATACCACCTGAAGAAGATGAATAACGAATTATACGAAGTAAGAGTACGGAAATTTAAAAATACTAATAAATTTAGACAAGCTGCTATTCATTTTAATAATTATGGATATTATACAGCAGCTCCTCCTGGTACAACTGAATATAAGAAGTATTGGGATGAAGAAATGAAGAGGTGTAAATATGGATTTACCGCTGAAGATGGGGATACAATTACAGGCTATCATTACTTCTATTTGAACTATTGTCCTATCATGAAAGTAGTAAAAAAAGAAGTCCCTGATAAAAAAGGTGGAACTAGGACTGTATATTCTAAAGAGCAATCACTCCCAGATTTTTGGGATTATGATAAAGAGTTCTTTGATGCTGTAGATGAAGCTGAGTATGTAGGCAGTCATGCAGCAGTTATAAAGAAAAGACGTTCTGGTTACTCTTTTAAAGTTGCATCAATGTTAAATAGAAACTTCTTCCTAATACCCGGATCAGTTTCTTATGCTATAGCTTCTGAGGCAGAATTCCTGACTAAAGATGGGGTTCTGTCCAAAGCTTGGCAGATGATGAGTTTTATTGATGATCATACAGCGTGGACTAAGAAAAGACAAGTACACGATACTAAGATGCATAAGCGGGCTTCTTTTATTACTACTAAAGAAGGTACTCAAGTAGAGAAAGGATATAAGTCTGAGATAATTGGTATTACCCTTAAGAATGATCCGCAGAAAGCACGTGGTAAGAGTGGTAAGTTAATAGTATGGGAAGAATCTGGTAAGTTTCCTGGTCTATTAGATGCTTGGCAAATTGCTAGACCATCTGTTGAACAGGATGGTCATGCTTATGGTACTATGATTGCTTTTGGTACTGGTGGTACAGAGGAAGGTGATTATGGTTCATTGAAAGAATTATTTTATCACCCAGCAGGTTATAATATATTACCTATAAATAATGTTTGGGATGAAGGAGCTGAAGGAACACCTTGTGGTTTCTTTGTACCAAATTATATGAATATGCAAGATCTTATGGATGAAGAAGGCAACTCCATGATTAAAGAAGCTATGGAGAAAACCAATGAAGAAAGACGTAAGGTTGAGCAGAATTCAGGTGATAAGAATGCAATTGATAGGCACATAGCGGAACACCCTAATTGTTTACATGGTAGTACATGGGTATCTAATGAAGGTATACAAAAAAATGTATATAATGAAAGAATTAAAAATATAGATAATAAATTTGAAAATGGATTTCAAGATTTATATAAACTTACTACTGAAAATAATAGGGAATTAATATGTACTGAAACTCATCATATATATGATGGTACTAATTATAGACCTTTAAGTGATTATGAAGAAGGTGATAAAATAGAATTGTTACCTACTAAATTTAGTCATAGTTATCAATATGTTAATATAAATTATGGTATAGGTAATATAAATTTTGATTTAAAAATAGATGAAGATTGGGCTAAGTTTATAGGTTTATTCATGGGTGATGGTTCTTTTTATTCTAGAAGATATGCTAATGATTTAGAGTTTTCTTTAGATAAAAAAGATCTAAATACTTTAAATTGGTTAGAGTCGTTTATATATGAAAAAGATTTTGGTGCTTGTAATATAGAAGAAATAGGTGGGATGGTTAGATTAAGAGTATCTAATCGTAAACTGTTAGATTTATTTATTCATTTAGGTTTAATACAACGAGCAACTGAAAAATCAAGTTGGAAAAGAAAAGTACACGTACCAGAATATATAATGAAAAGTCCTGAAAGAGTTGTAGCTTCTTTCTTGTCTGGTTTATATGATTCTGATGGAAGTATAAGTAAAGACCAAGGTTCTATAAGTTTTTATACTAAATATGAACAATTTGCTAAAGATATAATGTTATTGCTATCTGGATTTGATATTTATCCTAAATATAAAAAATCTGAATATATTAATTCTAATGGTAGGAAATATATAGGTAGAAGATTAACTATAAGAAAATCTAATAATAATTCTTTTTATAGAAATATAGGTTTTATATCTAAAAGAAAACAAGATATATTGAGTGACAATAAATCTTCTAAATATAAACAATGGAACTTTGATTATATAAAATCTATAGAATATTGGGGTAAAGATGAAGTATATAACCTTGAAACAGAAACTAAATATTATTCTGCTAATGGTATTCATACTCATAACTCCCCTATGGAAGCTACTTTGCAATTAGCTGGTAATATATTCCCAAAGAAAGAATTGCAAGACCAGTTGGCTAAAATTCAAACAGATAAAAAATTGTATAATTATAAACAAGTTGGTGATTTAAAATATGGCCCTGATGGTAGAATGAAGTGGATTCAAACTACAGATTCTAAAGATGTAACTAAGTTTCCACTTGATAAAAATGATGATAAGCACGGAGCTGTTGTTATATGGGAACATCCTGTTGAAGACCCACCTTATGGATTATATATTGCTGGCTGTGATCCGTATGATCATGATGAATCAACTACCTCATCTTTAGGTAGTACTTTTATCTATAAACGCTTTCAATCTTTTGAAGAATATTATGATATTATAGTAGCTGAATATACTGGAAGACCGGAATCTGCTGAAGAATATTATGAAAATGTACTTAAATTATTAAAATATTATAATGCTAGATTATTGTATGAGAATGAGCGTAAAGGTTTATATGCTCACTTCGCTATTAAGGGTTATGATTACATGTTAGCTAATCAACCTGATATTATCAGTGATATAATAAGTTCTTCAAAAGTACAGCGTAAGAAAGGTATTCATATGACTAAAGCAATTAAAGACTGGGGAGAGCGGGAGATACGAGATTGGTTAAATGAGGAATATGCACCTGGCCACAAAAATTTACAAAAAATTATGTCTATTCCTTTACTTCAAGAGCTTATATCATATAATGATAAGGGTAATTTTGACCGTGTTATTGCTCTTATGATGGTTATGTTGTATAAGAAGGAATTACATAATGTACACGTTAAAGAAAAGAAAAAAACAACTAAGGTAGATAGTTTCTTTAGAAAGAGATTTTTTACCGATGATAGGAAATTTAATTTTAATAGATTAAGGTAATATGGCTAATTATAATAGACTCGGATCAAGTATGCCTATCCAAAAATTACCACTTAATAAAAAGAATAAAGAGTGGAAAGAACAGAATTTAGATTATTGGGTAGGTGTAGCAGGTCTTGGAGGCTCTGATGATGAAGAGCTTAAAATAAAATATGACTTGTATAATAGCAAGTTTCATGAAAAAGATCTGGAATATGTAACTGATCCTTACAAAACAGAGGAAGGGTTTCCAGCCTCTCCTCAAAATTATAATATCATTAAGCCTAAAGTAGATTTATTAATTGGTGAAGAATCTAAAAGACCTGATAATTTTAAAGTAGTTCAAACTAATCGTAATAGTGCTTCAAAAGCAGAAGATACTATGACTGAATTACTTTTTCAAAATGTTATGTCAGATATTAGGGGTGAAGCTCCTAGAGATTCTAGCCAACAAATGACACCAGAAGATATTCAAGATTATATTCAATATGATTTTTCAGATATAGCTGAATCTACAGCATATCAAACTTTAAAATACCTTAAACATAGTCTCAATCTTCAAGATGAGTTACTTAAAGGATTTAAAGATGCGATTGTAGCTGGTAGAGAAGTTTATTATACTGGTATTATTAATGGTTCTCCTGTAGGTGAAAGAGTTAACCCTATAGGTTTTTATTATGATAAGAGCCCAGACATTGATAGTATTGAAGATGGTGATTTTGCTGTAAGACATATGACTATGTCTCCTGCAGCTATTTATGATAGGTTTTATGATTTATTGAGAGAGGATGATTATTTAGATAAACTGCTGGAAATATCAGGTGGTCAACCCACAGGCGGTAAAGCTAGTGATGTTAATTATGATAAGATAATTTATAGAGCTAATTTAGCTGAAAGTCCTAAAGAACTAGATGATTCACATACAATTACAGTAGATGTATATCATGTTGTATGGAAATCATTCAAAAAGATTGGTTTCTTGAGCTATGTTGATCCTGAGACAGGGGAAGAAGTTGAAGAAACTGTAGATGAAACTTATAAAATTACAGAGCAGGATAAAGAAATAGGAGCTGAAATTGAATGGGAATGGGTTACTGAAGTTTGGGAAGGTTACAAAATAGGTAACGATATTTATGTAGGTGTTGAACCTATCCCTAATCAAGAGTTTTCAATAGATGAACCTAGCCAGAATAAACTACCTTATGTAGGTGCTGTTTATAATGATGATAATTCACAATCAGTTTCACTTGTAGATATTATGAAACCTCTACAATATATGTATATCATTATTTGGTATAGGCTTGAATTAGCAATGGCTCAGAATAAAGGTAGGGTACTTAATATGGATATTACACAGATACCTAAAAGTCAAGGCCTAGATATCCAAAGTTGGCTACATTATTTGAGTTCATTTGGTGTAAACTTTATTAATCCATATGAAGAAGGTTGGGATGTACCTGGTAGAGAAGGTGGTAATCCTGCTTCATTCAATCAAATGTCTAGTGTAGATTTAACTATGTCTAAAGTTGTAGCTGAATATATACAATTGTTAGATAAGATTGAAGAGATGGTAGGTGAGCTTTCAGGTATATCTAGACAACGTCAGGGTTCTATTTCTCAACGTGAACTTGTTGGTAATGTTGAACGCTCTGTAGTACAATCATCTCATGTTACTGAGCCTTTATTTTGGAAACATAACACTGTGAAGAGGAGATTGTATACATCCTTATTAGATGCTGCTAAGATTGCATGGGCTGATAGTGATAAAGATAAGTTACATTTTATTATGGATGATATGAAGAGATCATTTATAGATATTACAGATGATTTCTTTTATGCTGATTTTGATATATTTGTAAGTGATTCTAGTGAAGAGAATAGAAAAGTACAAGTTATGCATAATCTCGCTGAATCTGCTATTGGCCAAGGAGCTTCGTTATCTGAAATTTCTGAAATGCTTAGGTCTAATAATATACCAGAGATGAGTAAGAAGTTACAAAAGATAGAAGATAATAGAGCTAAAATGCAACAACAAGCACAACAAGCAGAACAAGAGTCTGAGCTTAAAAAAGCACAAATGGAACTTGAACAGAAATATAATGAAGATAGGATTAAAGAAGAAGATTCTATAAGGTCTGCTAGAACTGATATTGAAGTTGCTCTTATAAGTTCAGAAGATAATAATATGCAAAACTCTTATAAAGATGAATTAGAAAGAGCTCAATTAGCATTAAAGCAAGAAGAAGCTAGACAAAAAGCTGAAAAACTTGAAGAAGAAAAACGTCAGAATAGAACACAAGAGCAATTAAAGCAAAGAGAGTTAGAGTTAAAATCACAGCAGATGAGAAATCAAAATACAAATAGATAAAAATATTAGAGATGGAAGGGAATAGTAAAAGTATTAGTTATAAGGAACAAGGCGATCAAAACGACTTTCTAGATGGGTTTCAACAAGTATTTGGAATCGGTTCAGATGAGAAAGGTAGTTCGGTTTCTTCCACATCCGCCGCTATAGATAATAAAACAGGCCCATCAAGTGTGCAAGAAGTACCACCGGAATACTTTGAAGAATCAAATGAAGAAGATGATAACACTCAAAACCCAGGACAAAATGAAGATGACGAGACAGAAACAGAACAGACAGAAGGAACTGAAGAAACAGAAGAGACTGGAAGTGAAGAGGAGGAAGAAACTACTGAAGCGCAAGAGGAAGAATCTGAAGGAGAAGAAGAGACAGGAACGCAATCAACAGATGAACATGATGAGAGGACAGATGGTTCAGAGGATAATGAACCAGATGAAGAAGAAATCGTAGATTCTTTCTTTGATCTTTTTGCTCAGGAATTAGGTTGGGATTATGATGAAGAACAGAAGCCTAAATCTATAAATGGTTTAGTAAATTATATGAATGATTTAGTACAACAGAGTGCTGCTAATTCATTTTCTGCTCCTGAAGTAAAAGAAATTAATGACTATATTGCTAATGGT